AAAAATAAAAAAAGTTTAGTATTTATCTTCCATCATCCTCCACCGCCTTATATCGAGGTGGCTTTATGACCGAAAAATTTATAGAAAGCAAACTTGTAAAGGCAGTAAAGATGCGAGGCGGTTTATGCCTGAAATTTATCTCTCCATCATTCGTGGGCGTTCCCGACAGAATCGTGCTGTTGCCGAGGGGCAAAATCGCATTCGTGGAAACCAAAGCCCCCGGCGAGGAGATGCGTCCCGTACAGGTACGGCGAAAAGCACAGCTTGAAAGGCTCGGCTTTTTGGTTTACTGCCTCGATAACACAGAAAAGATAGGAGATATACTTGATGAAATACAAACCTTATGATTATCAGAAATATGCCACGGAGTTCATTGAAAAGAACGAGGTTGCAGCGGTGTTCTTGGAGTGTGGTCTTGGCAAAAGCGTTATTACCCTTACTGCCATTAAAAACCTTATGGACAGGGGCGAAATCAAAAATGTGCTTGTCGTAGCGCCCTTGCGTGTCGGCAAAAACACTTGGCCTGATGAGATGCGTAAGTGGGAGCATCTTGCGGGACTTACCTATGCGGTGGCAATCGGAACGGAGGCAGAACGCCGTAAAGCCTTAAAGGCAAAAGCCGACATCACGATTATTAACCGAGAGAACGTGGAGTGGCTTATCGATAAAAGCGGTGTCCCGTTTGACTACGATATGCTTGTCATCGATGAGCTTTCTTCCTTTAAGTCCTATAAGGCAAAGCGGTTCAAAGCACTGCTGCGTGAACGCCCTTACGTAACAAGAGTGGTAGGGCTGACGGGTACGCCTTCGTCAAACGGACTTATGGACTTGTGGGCGGAGTTCCGCTTGCTTGACCTTGGAGAGAGACTTGGAAGGTACATAACGAGATACCGCCTTTCGTACTTTACCCCCGATAAGCGCAACGCACAGGTCATCTTTTCGTACAAGCCTCTGCCGAATGCGGAAAAGCAGATATACGATAAAATTTCGGATATTACGATATCGATGAAAGCCTGCGACTATCTGAAACTTCCGCCTCTTGTGATGAATACAGTGTCGGTTGAGATGGGCGAAAAGGAAAAAGACCTCTACGATAGCCTTTGTGCGGATATGGTTTTGAGCCTTGATGAAAGCGAAATTGATGCCGTAAACGCAGCATCCCTCTCGAACAAGCTCTTGCAGATGGCGAATGGTGCGGTTTATGGGGACGAAAAGCGTGTCTGCCATATTCACGATGAAAAGCTCGGTGCTTTGGAGGACTTAATCGAAAGCGCAAACGGCAAACCCGTTCTTGTGGCGTATTGGTTCAAGCACGACCTTGAGCGTATAAAGGCAAAGTTCCCGTTCGTGCGTGAAATAAAAACGGATGCGGACATAAAAGCGTGGAACAGCGGTGATATTCCCGTCGGCATTATCCATCCCGCCTCTGCAGGACACGGACTTAATCTTCAAACGGGCGGTTCGACCTTGATATGGTTCGGTCTTACTTGGAGCTTGGAACTGTATCAGCAGACCAACGCCCGCCTTTACCGCCAAGGGCAAAAAGACACTGTTATTATCCACCATATCGTAACCAAGGGTACGATTGACGAAAAGGTGTTAAAAGCACTGGCGCAAAAAGAAAAAACGCAAAACTCCTTAATTGATGCGGTCAAGGCGGAGCTTTGGAGGTGCGTATGATGGATGCGTATGAGGGCTTGGCTAATGCAATCGTTATTCAGGCGGCAAAAGATTATAAAAAGGCGTTAAAAACGCTGAAAAAGTATCCCCGTTATCAGCCTGCGAAGGAGGTCAAAGCAGAGGTAGAAGGCTTCTTCCGTTCGGAGTGGTATCGAGTCCTTACCAACGTCGATGGCGAGATGCTTATAAGAAAATTACAGGAGGGAGTGTAAATGACGGCACACGACTACTTAAATCAGGTGTATTTCCTGAACCGAAAAATTAAATATGACCTTGCGTGCCTTGAAACATTGCGGGAGCTTTCTTGCAGTATTTCTTCCCCCAATTGGGGAGAGCGTGTTAGCGGGACGAGAAGCACCGATGCTCCCTTCGTCAGAGCGATTGAAAAAATATGGGACAAAGAGGCAGAAATCAACGCAGAGCTTACAAGGCTTAACGCACTGAAAGAAGAAATACAAGCGGTGATTGAGAAAGTCCCCGATGTGGATGAAAGGTTCGTATTGCTTTATCGTTACGTTCAAAATATGACGTGGGAGGATATTGCCTTGGAGCTTAACCTCTCGGTCAGTTCGGTTCGGCGTTTTTGCAGCCGAGGACTTAAAAAAATTATAGTTCCCGAGTAAAAATGGCAGAAATGAACAGGTTTGAACAGAGATGAACACCTTGCATTTATGGTATACTATAATTGCAAAAGAATATGCGAAAGCCATTCACGCTTGTAAAAGTTGTGGGTGGCTTTCTTTATACCCAAAGGAGGAAGGTATGCCAAGGAAACCGAAAAAGCCGTGTGCCTATCCCGGATGTCCCGAGCTTGTAGACGGCTACTATTGTGAGGCTCATAAAAAACTAACCGACAAGCTCTACAACCAATACGCAAGGGACGACTTCAGCAAGAATTTTTATAAATCTATGGCGTGGCGTTTGGCAAGGAAAAGACAACTGTCGGTGCAACCCTTCTGCGCCGAGTGCTTTAAGAACGGCAAAACAGTAAAGGCAACGATGGTTGACCACATCATTCCCATCAAGCAAGGCGGAGATAAATTTTCACCGAGCAACTTGCAGAGCCTTTGCTACAGTTGTCACAGCCGTAAGAGTGTGGAGGAAGGCTCTCGCTTCGGCAAGAAGAAAGCGCCGAGGGACTGACCGCCACCGAGGCACGCTCGACCCTCCGAGCCGAAGGTCGCAGGACGTGGTGCGAGGGTTCGCCTCCGAGCAAGAGGCGCTTCCCAACCCCAAGGGGGGTCAAAATCTCTACGGTTTTAGCCCTTGTGAGCGGGGCGCCAATCTCGTGCGCAAAAATCGGAAATCAAAGGGGGTATTAACCCCAAAATCAAACGGAGGTGAAATCAGTGGCGAAAGACGGCACAAACAGAGGAGGTGCAAGAGTCGGTTCGGGGCGCAAACCGAAGGCTCTCTCTGAAAAGGTAGCGGAAGGCAAAGCGGGCGGCGCTAAATACATCCCTACCGAGGATGATTTGGTGGGTGCGGATATGCCTCCCATCAAGGAATACCTCAAAGCACAACAGAAAAACGGCAAAGAACTCTGCGCCGAAGAAATATACAAGGAAATCTATCTGTGGCTTAAAGCCCGTGGATGCGAAAGGCTTGTCAGCGGTCAGCTTATTGAGCAGTACGCAATGTCGGTATCCCGTTGGATGCAGTGCGAAGAGGCTATCTCGGAATTCGGCTTTCTTGCAAAGCACCCTACCACGGGCAACGCAATCGCATCTCCGTATGTTTCGATGAGCCAGCAGTATATGAAACAATCCAATCAGATATGGTATCAAATTTACCAAATCGTCAAGGAAAACTGCTCGGTAGATTTCGGTGGGGATAGTCCCCACGATGACATGATGGAAAGATTACTCGCCTCAAGGCGCAGATAAAAAAGGAGTTACTATGAGATTATTTTCAACAGAACAAATCAGTAAATATCACCCCGACAAGTACGCAGACCAAATTTCCGATGCTATCCTTACCGAGTGCTTAAAACAGGACAAAGGTAGCCATTGTGGCATTGAAACGATGGTCAAGGATAATACTGTGGTGCTTGGCGGTGAAATTACAACCAACGCCATTCTTGATTACGAAAAAATCGTAAAGAGCGTGGCGCATAAGCTCGGCTACACAGTGGATAAGGTTATCAACCTCATCGGCAAGCAGAGCCACCAAATCAACAGCGCAGTTCTCACGGCGGAGGACTTCGGTGCCGGGGACCAAGGTATGATGTTCGGCTACGCTACGGCGGATACCGAGAGCAGACTTCCGTTCGGCTTCGACCTTGCGAATAAAATTATTTCGGCAATCGAGCGTGATGTGGAAAGCAATCCCGACACACCCTTTAAGGGGGATGCAAAAACGCAAGTAACGGTTGACCTTGATAAGCCCGCCGACCTTGATTCGGTTTATAGCATTCTCGTTTCCGCCTGCCATAAGGAAAGCGCAACCCTTGAGGACGTAAAGCGTGCCGTGGTTGTCATCCTTATGGATATTTTCGGAGACCACGCTCTTCCCGAGCTTATCATCAATCCGTCTGGCGTGTGGACGATAGGCGGTGCAACGGCGGATTGCGGACTTACGGGCAGAAAAATTGTGTGCGACCAATACGGCGGTTACTGTGCCGTAGGCGGTGGCGCATTCAGCGGAAAAGACCCCACCAAAGTTGACCGCAGTGCCTCTTATATGGCAAGGCATATTGCTTGCGATTTGCTTGAAAAGCACGGCCTTGCGTGGTGCGAGGTTCAGCTTGGCTACGCAATCGGCGTGGCAGAACCCGTTTCTATTTGCGTTGACAACGATAAAAAGCTCGACCTTGCCGAGGAAGTAAAAGCAAATTACTCTCTTACGCCCGGCGGTATTATCAAGGCTCTCGACCTTTATAGCAAGGACTACGAAAAAATCGCAGAGGGCTGTCATTACAGGAGGGATTGTCAGTGGTAATAGAAACGAAATCGACAAAGGATTTACTTCCCGCTGAATATAATCCCCGAAAGGATCTGAAACCGGGGGATGCGGAATACGAAAAGCTAAAACGCTCGATTACAGAGTTTGGCTATGTAGAACCCGTCATTTGGAATAAGACCACGGGCAGAGTCGTTGGCGGACACCAAAGGCTCAAGGTGCTGATGGATATGGGCATCACCGAGGTCGAATGCGTGGTTGTGGAGCTTTCCGAAGAAAAGGAAAAGGCGCTCAACATTGCGCTTAATAAAATTAGCGGTGAGTGGGACAAGGACAAACTTGCCTTGCTCATCACAGACCTGCAAGGCACGGACTTTGATGTGTCCCTTACGGGCTTTGACCCCGCCGAAATCGATGACCTCTTTAAGGATAGCGTAAAAGATGGTCTGAAAGATGACGATTTTGACGTGGAGGCGGAACTGAAAAAGCCTACCATCACCAAAAGCGGTGATGTATGGACACTTGGCAGACACCGCCTTGTTTGCGGGGATAGCACCAAAGCGGATACCTTTGACCTGCTGATGTGCGGAAAAAAGGCTAACCTTGTGGTAACCGACCCGCCCTATAACGTCAATTACGAAGGCAGCGCAGGCAAAATTAAAAACGATAATATGGCAAACGAAGCCTTTTATGAGTTTTTACTTGCGGCGTTTACGAATATGGAAAATGCGATGGCGGACGATGCAAGCATCTACGTTTTCCACGCAGACACCGAGGGGCTTAATTTCCGCCGTGCTTTTTCGGATGCGGGATTTTACCTTTCTGGTACTTGCATTTGGAAAAAGCAAAGCCTTGTGCTTGGCAGAAGTCCCTATCAGTGGCAGCACGAACCGATACTTTTCGGTTGGAAAAAGAAAGGCAAACACCTGTGGTACACGGGCAGAAAGGAGTCCACGATTTGGGAGTTCGACAAGCCGAAAAAGAATGCCGACCATCCCACAATGAAGCCGATAGCCTTGATTGCCTATCCGATACTCAACTCTTCTATGAGCAACACGCTTATTTTGGATGCCTTCGGCGGTAGCGGTTCTACGCTTATTGCCTGTGAGCAGACGGATAGAACCTGCTATACCATTGAGCTTGACGAAAAATTCTGCGACGTTATCGTAAAAAGATACATCGAGCAGGTGGGAACGGATGCGAATGTTTCGGTGCAAAGGGACGGCCTTACGTATAAATTCAGCGAGGTGAGCGCAGATGAGTAAACTTACCCTCGGCAGTTTGTTTGACGGCAGCGGAGGCTTTCCGCTTGGTGGTCTTATCGCAGGCATTGAGCCTATATGGGCATCGGAAATTGAGCCGTTTCCCATAAGGGTAACCACAAAGCGTTTTCCCGCCGTCAAGCATTACGGCGATGTTACAACAATAAATGGCGCAGAGGTCGAACCCGTGGATATTATCACATTCGGTTCGCCCTGCCAAGATATGTCGGTTGCTGGCAAACGAGCAGGCCTTGACGGAAATCGGTCGGTTCTGTTTTATGAGGCAATCCGTATCATAAAAGAAATGAGGAGGAAAACCAATGGAAAACAACCGAGATATATCGTCTGGGAAAACGTCCCCGGCGCTTTCAGTTCCTGCAAGGGCGAAGACTTCCGCTGTGTCCTCGAAGAGGTCGGCAAAATCGCAGACGAAGAGTTTTCAGTGCCTGCTTGCAACGGGTGGAAATCCGCAGGCGTTATCGTGGGAGGCGGATTCAGCATTGCTTGGCGAGTATTGGACGCGCAATACTGGGGAGTCCCCCAACGAAGACGCAGAATCTACCTTGTCGCAGATTTTGGAGGCACGGGTGCAGGAGAAATACTATTTAAGTCCGAGGGCGTGTCAAGGTATTCTCAACAGGAGTTCCGCGCGTGGCAAAGAGCTGCCAACCATTTTGAAGAAGGCGCTCATACAGCAGGCATCGGCATCGATGGCTACAACGGAAGCGTAAGCGAAAAGGCTGCAACGCTCGGCGTGAACTGTGGTATGTCCACGGGTCGCAACGGCGTAGTCTTAAATGACCAAGGCGGAAACCGAATGGATATCACCGAGGACGTAACTTGTACCCTTCGGGCAGAGGCGCATCATCCGCCTTGCATACTTGAAAAACAAGTCTACGAAAATCACTCGCAGGACACAAGGTACACGGGACCGCTTGATACCGCGCCGACAGTAATGTCTACATACGGCACGGGCGGAAACAATCAGCCCTTCGTGGTGGACGGACAATATTGGAACGGAGAGGACGTCGCAGGCACGCTTACCGCTAAAAATGCAGGCGGTAATCAGCGTATGCCCGATAAGGACAACTTCAACTGTGTTGTTCAGCCGTTCGGAATATGCGCCAAGGACTCCAATTCAATGAAGTCATCCAACCCTAATAGCGGTATTTATAAGGCAAAAACAGCAAAAACTGTCGATTGTAATGGCGGAAATCCCGCTTGTAATCAAGGTGGTATTGCCGTTGTTTGCATAGACCAAGGCGGTGGTAAATCCGCTTGCAACGTTACCGAGGAAAAAGCGCCGACTCTTACTTGCACACACGGCGGTGAACCTGCCGTTTGCACCAAGGGTGATACCTATGTTATTGAGGGCAACGGCTCTCGTCCATCGCATTTTGGCAACGGATACAAAAAGTCCGATGTGATGTATGCGCTGAACACTGTTGACCGACACGCCGTTTACGCAATGACCACGGGCAGTTTCACGCAAGTGGAGGAGGAAAAGTCCCCAACGCTTATGGCAAGGGACTATAAAGACCCCAACGCCATCTGCTATGGATTCGACCCGAGCGCTTGCCGGGACCTCGGTCAGTATTTCAATGAAAATATGGGTAACACCGTTGTCAACGGCTCTTGTCCCGGACACCATAACGGCGTTCTGGATGAAAACTTTACTGTTCGTAGGCTCACGCCCACCGAATGCGCAAGGTTGCAAGGTTTCCCCGACAAGTGGTGTTCCGACCTTGAAACGCCAGAGCCGACCGATGCGGATATTGCCTTTTGGAGTGAGGTGTTTGAAACCCATAGAAAGGTTGTCGGCAGTAGCACAAAGCCGAAAAGCGTGGCGCAAATCACCAAGTGGCTAAAGAACCCGCACAGTGATAGCGCCGAATATAAAATGTGGGGCAACGGCGTGGCTCTCCCGTGCGTATTTTTTGTACTTGCGGGTATCGTTTGGGCTGCCGAAAAAGACACATAAAATTATCAAATATCTGCCGAAAACCACTGGATATATATCTCTTTTAGAGGTAATATACACATACCAAAAAATCAAAGGAGATAGGCTATGAAAGATTTTGTAAAAAACCTCAAACAGCGCTTTCCCAAAGGCACAAGAGTTCGCCTCCTCGGAATGGAGGATATGCAAGCTCCGCCCGTGGGAACGCTCGGCACAGTTCAGTGCGTTGACGACATCGGCACAATCCACGTAAGATGGGAAAACGGCTCTTCGCTCGGTTTGGTGTGGGGCGAGGATTCCTTCGAGGAGGTACACGATGAAAACTGATAAGATTTATGGTGTCGGTCCCGAGGCAATTATTGAACTGAAGTTCAAGCAACCTCTTGATTACCCCGAGGCAGTTTGGATTCGCCTTTGCAACAAGCATTACCCCGACGAAAAAATTACAGCGGTTTACGATGCCAACAACCACCACATTTGCAAATACTGCGGTGGTATCGCAAACGGCATTGACGAGGATATCCTTTGCAAGGAATGCAGAGATGTTTTCGGACACGCCTTTTTCAGCGAATTATAACCGAGGGAGCAAGATATGACCGATGTAGTAAAGGAGCAGATACTTAAGGTTCGGGATACAGGCTTAACCAATATGTTTGATGTCCGCACAGTTTCGGAAATAGCCGAGATGATGGGACTTTACGACTTGGTTGAGTACCTCACCGACCACAGAGGCGAATACGCAAAATTCATACTGACGGGTAAAATGGAGGAATAGATACAAAAAAATATCGAAAGGAGCCTTGATAGGCTCTTTTCTCGTTTATAAAGGAGGTGGGGGTTACGAGAAAATTAAAAGGATACAAGCCTACCAAGTTCAAAGCAAAAGACTCGTACTACGACAAAGCCTCCGCCGATTTCGCCGTAAATTTCATTGAATGCCTCTGCCACACAAAAGGCACGTGGGCGGGCAAAAAATTTGAGCTTATCGATTGGCAGGAACAGATAATCCGAGACCTTTTCGGTGTTCTGAAACCCAACGGCTATCGACAGTTCAATACGGCGTATATAGAAATACCGAAAAAACAAGGAAAATCAGAGCTTGCGGCGGCTATTGCATTACTGCTCACTTGCGGTGATGGTGAGGAACGCGCCGAGGTCTATGGCTGTGCTGCCGACCGCCAACAAGCGAGTATCGTTTTCGAGGTCGCAGCGGATATGGTAAAAATGTGTCCCGCCCTTGCAAAGCGTGTAAAAATACTCGCATCGCAAAAAAGAATCGTATATCTACCGACAAATTCGTTTTATCAAGTGCTATCGGCGGAGGCGTATTCAAAGCACGGCTTTAATATCCACGGCGTTGTTTTCGATGAGCTTCATACGCAGCCGAACCGAAAGCTATTTGACGTTATGACCAAGGGTTCGGGTGATGCCCGTATGCAACCGCTATACTTCCTTATTACCACGGCGGGAACGGATACAAAATCCATCTGCTACGAAACGCACCAGAAAGCCAAGGATATCTTGGAAGGCAGAAAAATCGACCCTACCTTCTATCCCGTTATTTACGGCGCAGACGAGGGGGACGATTGGACAGACCCCAAGGTATGGAAGAAAGCCAACCCTTCCCTTGGAATTACAGTGGGTATCGACAAGGTAAAGGTGGCGTGCGAGAGCGCAAAGCAGAACCCCGGCGAGGAAAACGCATTCAGGCAACTGCGCCTTAATCAATGGGTAAAACAAGCGGTGCGTTGGATGCCGATGGACAAGTGGGATGCTTGTGCCACGGACATTGACCCCGAGAGCCTTCGAGGGCGTGTCTGCTATGGCGGTCTTGACCTTTCGTCAACAACGGATATTACGGCATTCGTGCTTGTGTTTCCGCCGACCGATGAAGATGACCGCTATATTGTTTTGCCGTATTGTTGGATACCAGAAGAAAATATCCAACTTCGTGTCAATCGTGACCACGTTCCCTATGACGTATGGGAGCGCCAAGGACACCTTATGACCACGGACGGCAATGTCGTTCACTATGGTTTTATCGAGAATTTCATTGAGGAACTCGGAAAAATATATAACATTCGAGAGATTGCCTTCGACAGATGGGGTGCGGTTCAGATGTCGCAGAACCTTGAAGGTATGGGTTTTACTGTTGTCCCTTTCGGACAGGGCTTTAAGGATATGAGTCCGCCTACGAAAGAACTGATGAAGCTCACGCTTGAAAAGCGCCTTGCGCACAACGGACACCCTGTTTTGCGGTGGATGATGGATAACGTTTTTATACGCACCGACCCCGCTGGCAATATCAAGATGGACAAAGAAAAATCCACTGAAAAAATCGACTGTGCAGTGGCTACTGTTATGGCGCTTGACCGAGCAATTCGCTGCGGTGGGGGTACGGATAGTATCTACAACGAGCGTGGCATAATCGTGCTATAAAATTGATACTTTTCTTTGAATTCTGCCCCAAATCACTGGATATATATCTCGTTTAGAGTTAATATGTGAGTACAAAAAGCAAAGGAGATTTCGCAATGAAAGTAACAATGGTAAGCAAAGCGCCGAGCGCACAAAGATGGCTTAAGGATTGGGGCGGGAGCGTGGTCGAGGTCATAACCGAAAAGACCGTAACCCTTCCCGAGGACGAGTTCAGGATTTTCTCAAATGACCTGCTTGACGAGTATCCTTTCATTACCGAAAACAAAGACCTTATGAGGGTGGACGAAAACGGCGTATGGCACTGCATCAAGGTCGAATGCGCCACGATGCCATACTGCATTTTTGTTAACGCAGAAGGCTGCGATTACGCAAGATACACGGGCATTTTCGTGGAGGTTGGCAGATGACAAGGTTTGAAAAGGACTTGAAAGATGCCCTTGAGGGGAATGAAATCGAGGTTCTGAAACGGCGGAAGGCGGAGATTGAAAGGCTCACAGCCGAGGGCAAGGCTTGCAAAAACGGCTTTCGTAGACAATGCCTTGCACAAGAGGTCGCACGGCTGACGGCTGAATACAACGCAATCAGCGAAAATTTCTAAATAAACAACAAAATTTCATACGATAGGCACTTACCGAGAGGTGGGTGCTTTTTTCGTGCAAAAACGGAGGTAAAATGGGACTTTTTTCAAAAAAGCGTAGCCGTGATGCTCCTGAAACGAGGACGGCTCCAAGCAAAGAAATGCAAGAGTTCATACGCGGTGTTGATGTCGATTATGTCGGCGGTAATTCAAGCAGTGGCGTAAGAGTGGACGAAATGCGGGCAATGCAGACCTCTGCGGTCTATGCCTGTGTCAAAATTCTTGCGGAAACAGTGGCAAGTTTGCCTTTGCACCTATATAAGCGTGGCAAGGACGGCAAAAAAGAGCTTGCCGAGGCGCATCCGCTGCATTCCTGTTTATACGAAATCCCCAACGATGAAATGACGAGCTTTGAGTTCCGTGAAACGATGATGACGAGCCTTTTGCTTTACGGCAATGCCTACGCTCGCATTATCCGAAAGCAAGGACACGTTACCGAGCTATGGTACTTAAAGCCTGAAAATATGACCGTTGAGCGTGATTCGCAGACAAAAAAGATTAAATACACCTATACGGACGATGTAACCAATCAGACCTTTACCTATAAGCCAAATCAAGTATTCCACGTCAAGGGGCTATCCTTTGACGGCATTAAAGGCATCAGCCCCATAGCGCAAGCAAGAGAGGCTGTGGGACTTTCCCTTGCCACAGAGGAATACGGCGCAAAGTTCTTCGGGAACGGAGCAAGACCGGGCGGTGTCCTTGAACACCCCGGCGTTCTGAAAGACCCCGAAAAGCTCCGTGCCTCTTGGAATCAGGTATATCAAGGCACACGCAACAGCCATAAGGTTGCCGTCCTTGAGGAAGGTATGAAATACCACACCATTGGTATTGCGCCCGAGGATGCGCAGTTCCTCGAAACCCGTAAATACCAAGTGAACGAGATTTGCCGTATTTTCCGAGTGCCTCCGCACCTTGTCGGGGACCTTGAAAGAGCGACCTTCTCGAACATTGAACACCAATCCATAGAGTTCGTTCAGCATACCATCCGCCCGTGGATAGTGCGGTGGGAGCAAGAAATATCGAGGTCGTTGCTTGATGAAAGCGAACGGCTTATTTATTTTGCACGCTTTAACGTTGACGGACTTATGCGCGGTGATTACAAATCCCGAATGGAGGGCTACGCAATCGGCAGACAAAACGGCTGGCTTTCCATCAACGACATCCGTGCCCTTGAGGATATGGAACTCATCCCTGCGGAAAAAGGCGGTGATGATTATCTCGTCAACGGCAATATGACCACTGCGCACGTAGACGAAAAACAAAAAGGAGGTAGCCATGAAGAACCAGAAGGAACTGCGAATGCTCCCAATGACGGAACTTCGAGTGAATGATGACGGCGGCGGTGTCATCGAAGGACACGCAGCGGTGTTTGACCTTTGGAGCGAAACCCTCGGCGGTATTTTTCCGTTTAAGGAAAAGGTCAGCCGTGGCGCTTTTGCGGAAAGCATCGCAAGTGATGACATCCGCGCCCTGTTCAACCACGACCCCAACTATGTCCTCGGCAGAAATAAAGCGGGTACGCTTGAGCTTACCGAAGATGAGGTGGGACTTCGTGTAAAAATCTCTCCTCCCGACACCAGTTGGGCAAGGGACATCGTTACAAGCATCCGCCGTGGAGATATTTCGCAAATGTCTATCGGTTTCGTAGTAGAACAGGACAGTTGGGCATCGGAGGGTGGTATGGACACCCGTGAACTCAAAAAGGTTCGTCTTTTTGATGTCAGCCCCGTTACTTTCCCTGCATATACGCAGACCGACGTCGGTGTCCGTGCGATGCAATCGTACAACGGATACAAGGAAGAACAGCGCAAAGTGGCACAAGAACACGAATCCGCTGTGAAAAGCGCAAAAAACAAGGCAAAACTCAACGCCTTAAAAACCAAATTCAAAAATATTTAATGGAGGTCATGAACTATGACAATGAAGAAAATTCTCGAAATGAAGGCAAAGAGAGAGGATGCCCGCCTCAAGGCTATGGCGGTTCTCTCCAAATCCGAAGCGGAGGACAGATTCCTCACTGACGATGAGCAGAAGGAAATCGACAAGTACGAAAGCGAAATTCGTTCGTGGGACGAGTCCATCAACCGCGCAGAAAAGCTCCTCGCAATCGAACCCGAGGAAAGAAATGTGGAAACGCCCGAGGTGAAGTCCACGCCCACCAAGACCGATGAGAAGAGATTTACCTCTTTCGGTGAGCAGTTGCTTGCAGCATATCGTGCGGCAGCCCCCGGCGGTCACGTTGACGAAAGACTCTCGACCCGTGCGGCTATGGGTCTTAACGAAACTACGCCCTCCGACGGCGGTTTCCTTGTTCAGCAGGATTTCGTAACCGAAC